GAAGGCTATACCCCGAATCCGGCCCACAGGGCCGTGATCGACCTGACGGTAAAGACCATCGAGTCCTATCTGAAGCTCCTGGAATCCATTGTCCAGGAAATGGAGCGCTCGGTCGGGATCAACCGGCAGCGCCAGGGCCACACAGGCCCTTACGAGGGCAAAGGGGTGACCGAGCAGGCCATTATCCAGTCCTCCCACATCACCGAAGACTACTTCCGGACCTATGCCTGGTTCGAGCAGAGGGAGTTNCAGGGCCTTCTGGANTACTCCAAAGAGGCGTGGATAGCCGGAAAGAAATCCAGTTATTTCCTGCAGGATGCGGGCATGAAAATATTGAACATAGACGGGGTCGAGCACGCCAGTGCCGAGTATGCTGTCTTTGTGGCCGATGCCCGTACGGAGAACGAAAAGGTACAGGCAGCCCGCATGCTCGCACAGCCTTTTGTACAGAACGGGGTGAGCCCGTCTACGGTCCTTTCCATATTCGAGTCCGATCACTTTGCCACCATCAGGAAGAAGGTCCGCGAAGCCGAAGACATACAAGAGCGTTTGATGGAGGCGCAACGAGAGGCAGAACAAGCCGCCGTACAAGCCAACACACAGATGGAGTTGGAAAAGCTGCAGATGGAATCTGTGGAGAAAGAGAAAGACCGTATGAACAAGGTCGAGCTGGAGTCTATAAAAGCGGGTGTCAAAGAAGAGGACACACGTACCAAAGAGCAGCTTGAGAGGATGAAGGATGACAGTAAGAAGAGGATTGAAGAACAGAAGCTGCGACTGGAAGAAAGAAGACTGATGGTAGAAAAGGCTCTAAAGAGGGAAGAGCTAGCGATCCGTAGAAGGACAGAGGCAAACAAGAGGAAGTAACAATGTGTATAAAAAATTGTTATAACGGCTATTGACAAACAGGCCGTAGAACTCTAACTTGCAAAAGAAATAACCATGGGAAAAGAAAACGAACATATAGACCCTCTACAAGATATTGATTTCGAAGCGCTGGGAGTCATGGTCAAGCCTGATGATGACCCCCGACCTGCATCGGAACAAAAAGAGGATCCCCCGGATACCCCTCCGGCAACCGGATCCAAGTCAGACCCTTCGGACGAAGACCTCGCTAAATCAAAACCTGATGATGATGATCCTGATACCGGGGATGACCCGGATCCGGACGACGACCCTGAGGCAGGTGATGATCCCCCGGAAACAGATGATCCCCCAAAGGATCCACCGGAAGTAGAGGAAGAGTCCACGTTGGTATCTGAACTTATTGAACTCGTTGGTTACGAAGACCTCGATCCCGAGCAGTATGAGGACTCGGTCGAGGGGCTTGGCAAACTCATTCAGGATTCCGCGCAGAAGCTCGGGGCCCAACAGTGGGATGCCATGCTCGCACAGCTCCCGGAAGTGAAGGAGTTTTACGACTACGTGGTCAACGGAGGAGATCCTGAAGCGTACCACACTGTTCGTGGACAGGCCAAGGACTATGATCAGATCGAGATCGACGAAAAAGATGAAGCACAGCAGGAACGTCTGGTCCGAGATGCATTGTCCCTGAACGACCACGAAAAAGAGGAGATCGACAACATTGTTGAAAAATACAAAGCTGGCGGTATCCTCAAAGACCAGGCGGAGCTCGCTCTGCGCGGTCTGAAACGCTACACGACCAAACAGAAAGCTGAGCTTACCGAAAGGCAGACGAAGCTGGCCGAGGAGCAGAAGCAGAAGGTACAAGAATTCTGGACCGGCGTGAAAACGACGATCAAGGATCAGGATGAGTTCAGAGGAATCAGAATCCCAAAGAAGGAGAAAGACCCGTTTTATGACTACATATCCAAGCCTGTAAAGGATGGGTATACCCAACGGGACCTTGATGCTCTGGAGATGGGATTGGAGGAGAAGATAGCGGTCGATTACTTGCTGTTCAAAAAGCTTGACCTGTCAGGACTGATAGACAAGCGAGCAACTACAAAGAACGCTGCCAGCCTCCGCGAACGAATTAAGTCTGGGCCCGGCCAAAAACCGCGCAAGGGTGCCCACCCCAAACCTCCTGGTGAGAAAGGCGAGGTAAAGGTTGATAACCTGGACTTAATCTAACCAACAAAACAGAAGGGTAACAACTATGCAGATCACCAAGCAATACTACAACGATCGGCAGATGACGGACATGAATTCGCTGATGAACGCGATGGTCCTGAAGCCTGCCGAACTCAGCCCGAGTATTGTCCACCTCGCGGGGAGACAAGAGAAGATGTTTCCTCTCACAACTCTCACCGAGGGGGTGGGTAACGTAGACAGCGTGGCCGGAGCCAAAGGCATCGACCAGGTTGAATACCAATACCGGGTAACCACCAAGATCACTCAGGCACGTCCTCTTGCTGAAACCAATGCCGGCAACGAGCTGGGTCGTGGCGGACAGCCATTCCAGCTTGTCTTCCCCGACAAGTGGTTTATCAAGGACTACATCCTGATCTCCCAATCCCTGGTGCAGGTCCGGATCATGAGCGAGCCGGTGCCGAAAGGCTCCAACTATGCGTATACCGTACAGCTTGTACGTCCGGATGAGGACCTGTTCCTCCCGTCGGAAGATGCTGAAGCCGGCCGTTTGTTCGGAATGATGTTCGCTCCGGTAGGAACGGACTTCTCCCGTGGAAACGCCAGCAACTGGTCTGCGCCATCCCTGATCCGTCACAAGCTGACGACCGTACGGAAATCCTACCAGCTGTCCGGCCTGGCCAACGACGCTGTTGCTTCTTTCCCGCTGCCGACCAAGGGCGGTGGAACGAGCATGTTCTGGATGGACTACGAGGAGTACCAGAAGTGGATCCAGTGGATGACCGAATGCGAGCTGTTCTACTGGTATGCCGAGCAGTCCTACACCGAAGGCGGTGTGCCGACCATGCGCGATGAGAACGGCCAGCCCGTAATCATCGGCCCGGGTCTTCTCCAGCAGATCATCAACAAGGACACCTACAGTATCCTGACCGAGAACAAGCTGGAAAACACCATTGGCGATCTGTTCTATGGAATGACCGACGGCAAGGACCGTGTGGTCACTCTGTACACGGGTACCGGTGGTATGCGTGAGTTCGACAAAGCCATGAAAAACATGCTCAAGGCAGATCAGTACCGGCAGTTCAATGACGGCAAGTTCGTCAATGGCTCGGGTCGTGAGCTGGCCATGACCGGTTTCTTCACCCGGTATGAGCATGTGGACGGACATACGGTCAACGTGGTGAAGGTGCCTCTGTTTGACCATGGTCCGGTAGCCGATGCCCGTGCAAAACACCCTGCAACCGGTTTCTCTCTTGAGAGTTACCGTATGGTCTTCGTAGACCAGAGCAACTACGAAGGCGAGCCCAACCTGGCCATGATCTACAAAAAAGGTCGTGAATTCCTGCGTTGGGGCGTTGCCGGCAGTGTTGTGCCCCGGGGATTCAAATCTTCGGATCTTCGTGCAAGTGATATCGACGGTGCGTCCGTCCACTATCTCAAGCACGCAGGTATCTGCCTGAAGCGTTTCGACACTTCGCTGGACCTGACTTGTGTAGCGTAACTACACGGCGGAAGGGGGGCTCCGGCCCTCCTTCTCGACCGTTGAAACCCATCAACCAACCAATACGCTAAACTATGGAAGTACAAGTCCTACGTCGTGAGCAAGTGTCTCACCTACCTACCGAAGTAATCAACGAATCCAAGGTTTTTCTTGGCTCCCACTTTGTCAGACGCCAGCCCCTGAAAGGCCTGTCGGACGAAGAGGAGAGAAAGTACCTGCCGAGGATCCTCGGGATAAGTCCCGAGCATCCGGAATTTGAACGCCGTTCCCAGGACTTCTGGGCAGAGATGGGTTTTCTTGTACCCAGCTCAGGCGTTGTCCTGGACGTTACCAAAAACGAAGACGGCACACCCTACAATCTGGAAGACTGGATCAAGTATCAATGGGCCCTCAAGCACAAACTTGTGGCCATCAATGAGCAGGAACTTCTCCGGGACCCTCGGAAAAAGTTTTACATTCGCGATCCGCAAGAGCAGGATCGCCTTAAAAACGCTACGATCCAATCGATGAAGGCTGCCGATGTAGAGTTTATCAAAGCCACCAAAGACCCGGCCAAGGCCAGACGGATCATCCGGATGATGACCAAGACCGTCAATCCGGACACCCTCAACGACGCCCAGGCCGAAAACGTGCTCTATGACATAAAGCAGAAGGATCCGGTGACCTTTTACAAGATCGCCTCGGATTCCAAGCTGGACGTCAAGGCTGAGATCATGGAACTTGTGGAGCTTGATGTCCTCAGAAAGATAGGAAATCAGGTCATTTACATCGACGACATCATTGCGGAGACCTTTGATGATGCCGTAATCTGGTACCAAAACCCAAAAAACTCCTCCATTGTAGCCACGCTGAAAGCCAAACTCAATGAAGTGAGAAAACGTACGAACTGATGGCGGGTCTGAATATCGTTCAAATGCACCGGGCCATACGCCTGGGCCTGCAGCAAGTTGATGCCAATGCCTTTGATGGCTTCCAGCCCGAAGAGCTGGACGTCTATATCAACGAGGTGATCAACGAGTATGTCAAGGCCCAATTCTCCATGCTGAAAAAGGAGGAGTATACGGCGATCGATGAAGGTGTGCTTGAAAATCTTCGGACCCTGCTTGTTGTCCAGAACTACCCTGTGGTGGCCCAGGACAGCGAGATTATCCCCGACGCCAAAGTGGTAGAGCTTCCCGAGGCCAATGCTTCACCGTCTCCTGTTCCCGGGG